TCCGTGAAAAGGGTCTACACCTTTGCTGTCATAAAATCTTGTAACATCTTTAGTAGTATTATTTCTTTTGTGTGCAGAATCAAGTCCTTGACCTCCACTAAAATCTGAACGAGAAAATATCTGACCAATGTTTGTAGTAATATCTTCAGGATTTTGAGTAAGATTAATTTGCTGACTAGGAAACTCTGCAGAAGATATTGTTAATTGTCTATTAGGTGCTATCGCAGTTCTAAATAATAAATCATCTAAAGCTAAGTCATATCCTTTTCTTTTAGGATTATCAGTTGTAGATATTGTAGGTACTCTAGCCATTAGGAATAACTAATCTTATTAATCGTAACTGGCTCTGGAAATCTAGCCCTTAAATCCTTTCGTGCTTGTTCTATTAGTATTCTTTGATATGACAATAAAGAATTTCTAATACTTGTTGCAGAGTTAACAGGAAAGTTTTGTACTTGCATAGCTTGTGTAATATTTTCTACAGTAGCACTTGGTATATCTCTACCTGCAATAATCTGTGCAGCTACACCAGCCATAATAATTGGTTCATATTCTGTTTCTAAACCTATAGTTGTAAGCGTATCTGTTTCTGCAGTAGGTTCTACAAACTTCTTTTTAAATGTAACAAAGACTGTATGTCCAGCATTTACATTATAAACTTGAACAGCATTAACTTTATTAGGTCCATTGTTTGAATAAGTAATAGTTTGTTCTGTTCCTGCTGCATCTGTATATGTAAAAGGATTAGGCAGGTCAACAAGTTCTACAGCTACACCTTGAAACACAACACCTGTTTCATCAGAACCTGCAGAGAAATCTGTGTATTGTGAAATTGATTTGATAGGTGCTATTAAGTAGTTATCATTAGTTCCGCTTAGTGGAATGTATCCTGTCTTAGCAGTAATTGATTTAGTTTCTGTTGCAAATAATGTAGGGTATAAATTTTTAATTTGGTCACATACAGCATCAAATACATTCTTTCTAGGAAATACTGGATTAATTTTTATTAAGTCATCTACTGCGTGTGCTTCTAAAGAAGTTCCTCTTACAGCTCTCTTAACTGTAATCTGTTCTGCTGAAGTGTTAAGGTCTGTAACTAACATAAGTTCTTGACCTATCTCTATAAAAGCACCAGGCTCCATAGCATCTTCTTCTTCAGAAGTTAAATATTCTGATTCGTATTGTACGATTGTGTCTGTTGCATCTGCATCTAAAGTTGCTCTTAAAACAGAAAAAGATTGTATATCATCATTTGGTTCTAAGTATTCACGATAGACTCTATCAACAAGGTTTCCTATATTACTACTCATTTCTAACCTATGATAGCACAAGAAAAGGGTGGAGGTGGAGTTCCACCCTAATCTTGATAATTAAATTACTTAGGCTGAATCAGCTTTAGCAATCTTTAAGTGATATGAAGGAGGACCAAATTCGAATCCCATCTCCATATAAATTGCTTTACCAATTCTAGCGTTTGCACTTTGGTCAATATCTCTGACGAAAACTGTTCCGAAACCAGGGATATTGGTAAAGACTGGACTAATGTAAGCCAAGTCTACAATGAACGCTGTGTCAGCAGGAAGAATGTTAGGGTCAACTACCATCATTCCAACTGTGCCAAATGGTGTAACGATTGAGTCAATGTCAACACCACCAACATTTCTATCTCTTGGTAAGATAGCAGCTAATGTGCCACTTAAAGAGTTAGTAAGAAGTTCTTTGTTAAGGTCAAGCATTTGCTTTGGATTAACAACAAGAACTGGGTTAGACATTGGTGCGTGTGCATCATACAATCTCTTTAAGGATTCTGCAATAGCATCCCAAGAAAGGACTCTTGCTGCTCCTGTACCATCACCTGCTGCATCGTTGTAATAAATATTACCACCAGTTGCAACTGGAGCGACTGTATTGTCTGCGTTAGCGTTAAGTTCACACCATTCTTTAAGTCCTCGCATTTCACGAGTACCTGAACCTGGTGTAACATTAGCACCATCTGAATAAGTTCCATTGAATGCAAACCATTCAACTTCCCTTGCTACTTTTTCGAGAGCCTTTTCCATTTGAAAAGCGAACTCATCATTCACTGGGCTACCACCAAATAATCCTAATTTATCACCAGCAGTTACTGTTCCATCTCCATCAGAAGCATTAACAATATTTGCGGATAAATCAAAAGGATTTTGGTTTTGAGTAGATGCCAAAGCTGTGTAAGTCATTTGTACACCCTTGTGGAAAATCTGAGTTACATAGTGATATGCAGCTCTATCTCTTCCTAGATATTCTGTAGGTGTAGAACCTTCTTGACCTTTGGTTGGCTCAGAGTTAATGACTGCATTATCTTCTACTTGGAATTGCCAAAATGTAGATTGGATAACTTTGCCACCGCCACTGATTCCGCCAACTGCAGATGTGAAAGGTGTTCTTTGACCACCGACTTTGAATAATTCACCAGTGAAGTTATTTATGTTTTGTGCATAAATCGTACTATTAGTTAACGATATTGATGCCATATATATCTTCTCCTATATCTAAATTACTTATTATCTTCTTTAAGAGTTTCCATCATACGAAGTTTCGCATTGATTTTATCTCTTGGTTTTATATTTGGGTCTTTAACGAATTTCATAAATTCTGCTGATACATCTATAGGTGTAGCATTTACTCCAATCCTATTGAGCTGTTCAACTCTTGATTGTGCTTCAACTACATTGTTAGATATTTGTTCGCTAGGTTGTTTAGAACTACTAACTTCTCCAAACTCTTGAGCTACAAATTCTCTTATTGCATTAGCAGACACTTCACCATCGTAGAGTTTTGTAACAGCTTTACCTATGCCTTTATCTGCACTAAGTCCTAAAGAACTTAAAGCATCATTCATAGCTGTGACTTTGAACTGTTTGTTCTCTGCCTTAAGCTTTTTATACTCTTCTCTAAGTTGTTTAATACCATCAGTTGAATCATCTAATTCTTCTGTAGTATCTTCTATTTGGTTATTTATATCTTCCATTAATTTCTCCATCTTCTCTAGCATATAAAATAATCCTATAGTATTAATCGCTAGGTAATTAAAAGGATTTTACACAAGGGTTTACGAACAACAGGTAACACACCTTGGAGGCGTTACCGAATTTTGCAGCCCTATTTGCCGACCTGCCAGGCACTACAATAAGTATAGCAGATTTATTTCTCTGTCAAGCCAATTACTGCACCTTCTTGTGTTTTAGCTGCACCAAGTTGTACTGTAGATTCTGATGCTGCCTGTGCTTCAATAGCTTGTAATTGTAATGTTGTATCTAAATCTCCAAGATACTGTGCTTGTAATATTTCCATAGCAGAAGGAGCTTCAGTTCTAAGTTGCCTTCTAGCTAATCTAGAACTAATCAAAGCTCTATCTACTGCAGCTTGGAATGTTCTTTGTGCTTCTGATTGCTGTAACCCTGCACCTACTAAACTTTCGATAGCAGTTCTACTAGCTTCAACACCAGCAGTAACTGCATATTGGTTACCTATTCTTGCAACATTAAGTTGCCTATTTAAAATCTGTGCATTGACATCAGGGTCTATTATTAAAGGAATAAGTGCAGCTTCATCTAGTTCTATTGTTTCACCTAACTCTGTTGAATAATAATTTTCATAAGCTTGTAATACATTTCTTTTCTGTTCTTGAGATAAGTTACTAAGTTGTCTATCAGCTACAGATAATCTAGCTGCTACTTCATCTGGGTTAACATTATTTTGTACAAGTTGTGGAAAGAGTGTATCAATAACTTGTCCTCCATATCCACCTATACCAAACTCATTAAAGTGTATAAGTACAGCTTCTTTATTTTGTAGATACACTGCTTCTGTCATTCTTAAAGAACCGTCATCTCTAGTAATACCAGGAAATACTTTTTCATAACTATCACTAGCTCTCATCTTAGCTAATGCAAATGTTGCTTCACCTGTTTCTATATAGCCTTGAACATATTCATCTATAAGTTTCTTACCTTCTACTGGTGCAAGTTTTGTAAGCCAAGGCATAAGCACTTGTGCTTGTTCTGCTGTATATGTAGCGTCAGTTGATTCTGTGCTAGTTGTTTTATCTGCTACAGTTCCTGTATAATTTTCACCACCAACATCAGTTGATGCATCAAAAGCATCTTGATAACTAGTTGTATATCCTCTTTCTTTATACCAATCAACTTGGTCAGCAGATACTTCATATCCTGCTAAATAATCTTTTCTATAAACTCTTACCATTATATTCCTCTTATAACATTACCACCCAAACTATTATTTAGCTGGGAAGCTACAGTTCTTCCAAAGTATTGATTACCAGTTTCATATGCTTTTTTTCTCATAGATTTACCAGCATCTTGAAAACCTAATCCCAATGTTTCATAGAAGTAAGTATCTGTTTCATCTGGTGCATCACCAAAGATAGAAGTATATAGCTGTCTATATGGTCCAGCTACTTGTGCATAGTTTAAACCTTTACTTGCAAATCTTTCAAAGTATGGGTCACTATCAAATATCTTTTGTAATACTTCCTCTGCTTTATCTACTTGGTCAGTAGATACAAAGTAAGATACTTGTTTTTTAGTATCTTCATCTAAAGTATTATATTTCATTTGACCTAAGTATCTTATGCCTAATCTCTCTGCTTCTTTAGACTTTCTAAAATCTAATGAACCTAAATCAAACTTAAGACCAGTATCTACTTGTTCTTGTATTAAATTTTGAAATGATAAGTATCTAGAATCTTCTGGATTAAGTACATCTATTCCTGTGTAATGTTTAACAAAGTCATCTAAGTTGCTAGAGTTTAATAAACCTTGTGTATAAACTTCAATTAAGTTTTGATATGATTCAAAATTATTATTAACAAAGTCATCTACATCAATACCTATCTTTGTAAGAGTTGCATTTAATTCATCTGTTCTAACATCTCTAAGCTCTCTTAATCTTGCATTAGTTTGATAGTCATTGTTTTTTAAACCACCAGCATTTATAAATTGTAATTGTCCAATAGTCCAAGGCATCTTAAGTTGTTTAAGTCTTGGGTCATTTTCATCTATAGGTCTGTTTAACCATAGGTGTTCTAGTAATAAAGACATACCTGGTGCAGCTACAACATTACCTGTTTCATCTGTTTGAACTTCATAAAACCAGGGTGCATATTCTTTGTAAAGTTCAATGGTTTCTTCAAATGCTTCAGCAGGGTTGAAGTCATCCATATCATCATAATATTCAGATATAGCAGAAGCACTAAGTGCTGTATGTCCTAAGAGTATTCCAGGTGCTGAATAAACTATCTTTGGTAATTGTCTTTCATTAGTTAATCCGTGTGGCTTAATAGTTCCTACATCGTATGAAATATATATTGGTTCATCTGCTGATAAAAAATCTCCAGCATCATACAAGTAATAATACTTACCAGTATCTGCATCGTAATATACTAAATCTGGTGTAGGTTTATCTGAATACTTCCAAGCTTTTTCACTCATTGTAAATTCGCTTCCTGCCTTCTAATATCTGTTTTAATTTGTGCAGCTTCATAACTTCCTGCTTCTTTAGGAACTTGTGATTTAAACTTAGAATAAAAACTATCAAGTATATTTATTTTACTTACATCAGGTTCAACTACTTGTCCTGGTTCAGGAAAATATTTAGCTGGTTTTAAACTTAACAAATCATTTACTAACATTGGGTGTACATCTACAGGATTACCACTAGCATCAAAAATAGTTACAGGTCCTTCAGGTATTCTATTACCACTTAAATCTGTTTTACTATCAAACTCATTTGCAAACTTAACTTCTTTATCAATTCTATTAATGTACCATTGTGGTGCTTCTTCACCTCTATATTGTTCATAAGCATCTAACTGTGCTTTTCTAACTAAGTCAATGTTACCTTCAGCAATTACATCTATAGTTGCTCCTAATGCCCAAGGTCTATTGAAATACACAAGCATCATATAATCTAGTTGCTCTTCTGTAGCTGTAAGATTTCTATTCTTTAACATCTGTTCAGCGTGTCCTCTAGCTGCACCTAAATCTTTAGCTAATATTTCTAATCCTTGTTCTTTAGTTATAACTGTATTCTTATTAAATTTAAATGTTCCAGTAGCATTAGTATGTCCATAACCAATAGTTAATACACCATTAATATCTTTATATGGTTTAGCGTGGAACTCACCTTCCATCTCTTCAATTACTTCTATTATTGGTTGTGGTAAATCGTATTCCATTATTTAGTTAAACTCGCTATAGCTACTCCTAATCCCTGTTGGTAAGCAACATCTTGTTTACCTTGGTCAATTAGTGGTTTGAAATAATTATATACAAACTCATCTAATCCTGTAGAGAAAGCTGCTGAAACATCAGCATCTGACATTGATGGAGGTAATAAATAATAATCTTGTTCTGTACCTGCTAACTTATCTTGAGCTGCTTGTTTAGCAACATCTACTCTAGCTTGTTCATAAATCTTTTGTGATTCTGCATATGCTGCAGATAATCTTTCTATTTCTTTTCCTGCCCAGTCATAGATAACTTGATAATCTCTAACACTAGGATTAGCACCAATAGTATCTCTAACTGTTTGATTAACATTAAACTTTAAGAAATCTGGATTAGCTTGTGCTAACAATGTTGGTGCAGTAAGTATAGGATTGGTATCTCTTAAACTTATTTCAGATATTGAATCTATAAAATAGTTTCTAAGAAAACCTAAGAATGCACCCTCATCTCCATTTGCTGCAGCATTAATTTCTTTCAAGTCATCTATATCTATTCCATATTCTGGTTTTGTATTTAAATAACTAAATGCTGATTCTAATGCTTGTATGGTGGCATCTTCACCTGGTGTTCCTATTTCACCAATAGTTCCCATTACATAAGAACCAGGTTGTAAGAAACCAGCTTCCATTAGTTCTGTTTGTATTTCAATTATTCTTTCTGGTGCAAGTCCAGCTAAAAATGCTGGAGCTAAACCAAAGTTATACAAAGGTGTAAGTTTATTATTACCTGCTGCTTCTCTATAATTTTTTAATTGTATATCATCTTGTAATCCATAGAATGTCATTGGAGAATATTCAGATGCATATCTAGCAAAGTAACTATCATCTGTTATAGATGGTGTACCTAAATCTTTTAATTCAATAGAAGTAACTACATCTAATAAAGCTTCAGTATCTCCATCTGCTTTATACTTTTCATAAGCTGCATCAAGTAATCCTTTTTCACTTGCACCTAATTGGAAATCTCTTTTAGCTCTACCACCTGGTGTAGTATCAATATTAGATGAAACATAATCTGCATATTCTGCATCTGCTTCTCTGATAATATCTGCTACATCTACATTTGCTGAAATTTCTTCAATAGGTTGTCCAGTTAATCCAGCTACAAATGCTGATGTTATACCTTTTCTTCTGTTTAAATCTTCAGAAGTAGGAATTAAATATCTAGAAATAGCTTTCATTACTTCTGTATCTGCACCTTTTTCTAATAATACAAGTACATCTTCTACAACATTCTTAGGCATATCAGGTAAAGCAGCAAAAAAAGCAGAAGTAAATTCTTTTGCTGTTAGTATTCCATTTTCTACTGCATCATAAATAGACCTAAGTGTTAGTCCTATCTGTTGATACTTCTGCTGTTCTTTATCCATTAAGAATTACCTCCGTAAAATGTAACATCTGTATATTGTTCTTCAACTTCATACTTAAACAAATCGAGATAAATGTAATAGAAGTCTGGATATTGGGCAAATAACTCTTGAGATAATTGCCTTAATGCAGCTCTAGCTCCATCTAATTGTTCTCTTTGTAATGATACATTACTTCCTAAAACAAGTCTAGCTTCTGATAATATCCTATTCCTTTCATCCATATAAATAATTGCACCTTGTACTGCAGGTAAATCTTGTACAGCTACACTCTCACCATTAGGTAATTTAACTTTAGTAGCACCATCTTGTGCAATCATATCTTCAAACTCTCTTATCTTAGCTTCTACATCAATAGAAGTAGGTACTGAAGAGTTAACTCCATAACCAGGATATTCTTGTCTTAATTGATTTCTTAATGCTGTAAGCATTTCAAACTTTTGTTGGCTAGGAACATTAGCATACATTGGTGTATCAAATAGCATTCTTCTTTGATATTCATAAGCTAATCTACCTTGTGCATTTCTTATAGCAGATACATACTCATCTTCAGATAAATCTATTCTATCTCTATTAGCAAAAGCATCAGACCAAGCATTAAAGTTAAATTCATCTAATGGATTATCAGGGAATATATAGTAACTAATATTTGGATATCTTGATAATAACTTATCGTTTTGTTTGCTAAATCTACCACCTTCTTCTGTATATGAACGCTTCTGTATTTCTTTAGATTTAGATGTTAACAACGCAGAAGGTTCAACACCAAATTGATTTATAAACTCTGTAGTAGCTGCTAATTGGTCACCTTTATATTTAGCAAGTATTCTATAATATGCGTCTGCAAATATTGACATACCAAAGTAATAACCATCTGGGTCGTTTTCTTTAAATTCAGCAGGGTCTAAATACAATGCACCACCTGGTGTAGTTTCAACTTCATATCTAACTACTGCACCTGTCGGAGCAGCAAACTGTACAGCAGCTCTAATCCAAGTTAATCTATTAGCAATAGTCTTAGCTTGTTCCATAGCATCTTGTTGTTTAGCTTTAGTTGAATCATCATAGACACCTGTAGTAATTAATACTCTTAATACATCTTTATAAGTATTTGCATAAGTACGCTTCATTTCAGGACTACTTGCTTTACCCATAGACAATAATTTCTTTAACCAAGATGGTATTGATTGCTCTAAGAATGTATAAGGACTTAATGCAGAACCTTCTTCTCTACCATAAGGAAAGAATAATTTATCTAATAATTGTGAATCAGGTAACAACTTAGCAGCAGGTATTGCTACTAATGGTCCTAAACCTGGAACAGGATTACCTGCAACCATATTGAGTGATGATGAATATCCTTCTAACTTAACTCTTACATCTGGTGCTTCCATAGGTTGACCAGTTGTTGGATTCATAATAATTCTATTTTCATCTTCACCAAACATCCAGTTAGTAAGTAACTCTGAACCAGGAAAGAAAAACATTTCTTCTCCTGACATTTCGTCTGTATGAAAGAAACCTTCTTCACCTTCTTCACCAGTTCCTCTAGCACCTTGAATAACACGCTGTACTTTTCTACCAGCTAATAGTTTTTGTTGATTAATTAATCTAGACCAAGTACCTATAATCTCCATATAAACTTCTGCGAAAGGAAAAGCTATTCTTAACATATCTGAAACAGTATGTCTTTTATTTAAATCATAAAGAAGTCTTTTAGTTTCTTCTAATGCATATGCTTTAGCAGCAGTATCTAATTCATCTATATTTTCTAAACCTAATACTCTACCATCTGTTGTTTTAATTTGTTTAGTTCCTTTTAACTTCTTAGCAGTAGAAGCAGCATTCTTAACCCATTGAGAAGCTGGTTGTTTAGCTTGTTCTATAATTTCTGACTTTAATGCATCATCATAGTATGCACCATTCTCTTCAATAAATCTCCAGTAGTATTGTCTAAAAGCAGATGAACGAGATAATCTGTTAGTTGGAACTGCCATAAATGCAGTAAACAAGGATTCAACTACTTGGTCATATTTATTAATTCTTTCTGCATTCATATCGTGTACAGACTTCTTCATATTATGACCAACATCATAAACTTTATCTTTTTTATTTTTATCTTTTAACCATTGCTTATATACCTTATGGTCATCTAATGTTTGACCTCTACCCCAAGTAATATATATTGGTTCACCTTTAGAATCTACACCAAGCTTTAATAAACCTGGTTTACCTGGTGGTTGAAAATCTCTAGCTTTTTGTACTTGTTTACCAAAAGCAATATGTCTTATTAGTTCTTCATCTCCTGGCATAGTTATTTCGTGTCTTATAATAGATTCAAAAGTTTGTCTTGTATTAGCCGATACTGCTTCTTCTGAATTGTTTAATAATGTTCTACCACCATTAGCAAACTCTTCATATGTTTTATAATGTCCACCAGTTTTATAATGTAACCTAGCAACTAAACCTTCTATGTAACCATCTGCTGCAGCTCTATCTGTAAGCATTTTACTCTTTTGATATTTACCTGCTTCATCTGAACCATAGGTCATAGCTCTTCTCCATTGAGATAAATCGCCATCCCAGAAATCATCTTTAATACTTTGTATTGCATCATCAGCAGAAACAACATCATCTAATGTAGCATCGGAAACATCTTCTTTTAATATCTTTAGTTTTCTTTGTAGGTATTCATTTATACGAGGAGCTTTCTCATCTAACTTAGCTAAACCAGTTCCTATACCATCTTCAGGTAATACAACTACTTTACCTTTCCCTCTAGCATCTTCTATTAAAGCTAATGCTTCATCTATAGCTTTTACTGCTTCATCATAATTATCGTCACTAAAATATTTACTAGGAGATATTTTTGTTGGAATACCTATTGTGTTTGGATTATCTCTAATAACAGCTTGTCCTGCTTTACCTGTTCTAGCTAAGTTATCACCAAATACAAATATTTTATTTGGATTGTTTTTTACTTTTTGAGAAGTAAAAGTTTTCATAGTAATTAATTCACCTCTAAATGTTCCATTAAAACCAGTAAGCCTATAAGCTATCTCTGCAGTTACTGGGTCATCTGATAGTTGCAATATTTCAGATGCAGCACCCGGGATAAATTTTTCCTTATCATTAATTCCTACATCTAGGAATGCCCAACTTCTTGATAAACCTTCTGGGTCTAGTACACCTCCGTGGCTTTGAGTTAAAGCAGATTGTGCTTCAAGTGAATCTCCTAATGTTTGACCTTTAATATCATAAATACCTTTTGCAATTAATCTCTCTGCAACTTCTTCATCTCCATATCCTCTAACTTGATTAAACAAACGCTTTTTATCTTTACCCATAAGCCAAGCAAATGCAGAAAGAGGATGACTAAATACATTATCTAATCCATCCATCCACATACGAATTTGTTCTTCACCTACAACTCTTGATGTCCAAGCAGCTCTAAGGAGGATTGCTGGTTTCCAAGCTTTATTCATAAAAGCATCACCCATTCTTCCTAGATAACCTGCAGTTAATTCTCTAACAATGTCATCTTCACCTTTAGTTAATTTAAATTGTTTACGAGCATTTCTAACCATTAACTCTGCTGTTTCTTGTATAGTCTTATCGTCTTTGATACTTAACTCGTACAATCTGTTTAAAGGTTTAGCTAATTGTTTTTCAAACTCTGATGATATTAATTCATCTCCTTGTAGTCCTGGCAATCTCTTAGGTATTAAATGACTTTTACCAGCAGCTCTCATCCAAAATTCTCTAGCAGGAGAAAATACTCTTAAGAATAATCTTGCGTCAGGCATTGGTATAGCATCACTAGCCAAGTACTCAGCTACTAATTGAGCAGTAGGTCTACCTTTAACTCTTGCTATATTTTGTATATTTGCTTCTTGAAATAATTGTGTAGATACATTGTCTAATACAGTTTGGTCTTGTATCTTGTCTTGAAAGAAATCTAGTATTTGTTGAGGAGTAACTTTAGAATTTTTAATTACTCTTTTTCCTTTTTTAGTTTGACTAAAAGGAACTTTAGATTTTACAAATAAAGGTCTAAGTAATTGTTCTATAGCTTCTTTGTTTTGTAATTTTCTAGGTCCAGCAACATTAACTTTTTTACCTTTAATTAAAGCTTGAGCTTTAGTAATAAAATCATCTGTTAAATTAGGATTATCAACATTAATTAAAACTAATGGTTTATTTTTAGATTCAGCAAATACACCTGTATCATAATTATCTATATTTTTTTTAACGATATCTACCCAATCTTTACCTACCCATCGACCTCTAGATGCATAAAGAATTGTTTTAGCTGTGCCTGTGTCATTAAGTAATTCTTTTTTACTAAACACAACAATAGTTACATCTGTATTATCTACATTTGCACTTGTTCTTTTTGCGTACCAACTTGGTTTAGGTTGTAAAGAACCTATATCTGCAGTTTCTAATTCTTTAATTTGGTCTAATAAATCTAATACTTTATTAACATCATTTCCTTGATATGTAGCTATATTGCTAACTTGTGTATATTGTTTTTGTGTAGCATCTAATTTTGCTCTTAAGGCAGCTAGTTCATCTCCACCTTGTTGTATAAACTCTTGATATGATTCCATATCAAATTCATCATATTCAATTACTCTAGTTTTTTTCATTGACCTTAAATCTTTTTCTGGAATGCTTCCACCAGTTTTTTTAATAGCATCACGAAAATCATCAAGTGTCCAGTTTGCAGGTATTCCTAAATCAGCTTCACCTTTTCTATATTCTAATATTTTTATACCGCTACCAGGTGTACCATCTCCGCCTACATAATAAGCAACTCTTTTGTTTTTTACAAAGTTCATTGGTGCAGCTTTAAATTTTAAATCGTATAATAAATCTTCAACAGATTGACCTTCAGATAATAAATCTTCTATTTCTTTTTTAGGAATTGAAACTTCTTTAATTCTTTTACCTTCTTGAGTAACACCTCTAAAGTTTTTACCTTCAAGTTTTATATTTAATCTTTGTAATGCTTCTTCTGCTATTTCAGCTTTTCGTATTAAATCTTGTATTTCAGTATCAGAAGCATCTGGTCTAATAACACCTTTGGTTAATAACTGTTCTTTTTTAATTTCAATTTGTTTTTTTAATTCAATAATTTCATCTTCTAATTTAAACTGTGATTCTAAAGCACCAGGTCTATCTGATAATTGATACCTTTTTAAATAGTCATCAACAGCTTTTTGCATATCTTGATTTTTACTAGTATTAACATAACCACCTCTAGCTTTAAGTTCTATTGCTCTTTTTTTTGCTATTTCTCTTTTAGTAAGTTTAGAAAAAGGAACTTCCATTATTGCTTTGTAAGCTGCTATTTCTGCACTAGTTAATCTTTTCTCATCAAAATATCCTAAAAATTTATTACCCTTATCGTTCTTTAATATTCTTGTGTTAACAATTTCTAATTGATTTCTTAAATCTGCTATAACATCATCAACAGTATCTTGTAAATTATATTTAGACAATTGTCCTGCTAAATGGTCATACCTACCATTTTTTGCAGTAGCTTGTGTAAGACCAGGCATACCTCTACCACCAGTTGGAATACCTAATTCTTCAGCAATTTGTAATCCTATAAAGTCTATGCCTTCTTGACCACCACTATTAACTTCCTTAACAATAATGTCCATCTCTGGGTCTAATCTATCTATAGTTGCTTGTGGTTCAATCATTTCAAAGAAGTCATCTTTAAGTTGATTCATACTAGCTGTACCTTCAATATTTTTAATAATGTTATCTGGACCAGCTAATTCATATTCAACTCTTACCCATTCATCTTCTGGTTTTAATCCTCCTTTAGTAAACTTCTTTTTTCTCGCTGCAGCTAAAGATGCACTAATTCTTTCTTTATAGTATTCAAAAGTGTAACCTTCTTTTTTAGCAATTTCTCTAGCTAATGTTTCTAGTTCTGGATTATCAAATAAATCTAATGGTATAGTTTCAACTTTATTAATTCTGACCATAACTTTTCTACCATTTTTAGTATTTTGAAATAATCTAATTTGTCCAACTTCAGGTCTAATTCGTCCATATCCTTTAAGAGTTCTAGATGTAGAAGTTCTAACTCCCTGAATAATTAATTCAATAGTAGAAGTATCTTTATTAGAAAATGGAGTACCTCTAACAGGTATATCATTATTCATTGCTATTACATTACCTTCAGCTTTAATGTCATTTATTTTTTGTTTACCAAATCTTTCATTAATTATTTCAGATAATGCTCTAGCTTGATTATTATTAGTATTAGCAAACTTATCTGTTAATGTTTTACCTTGAGCTTTAATAGCTAATTGTTCTAGTAAATCAGGATTTTCGTCAGCCCAATCTTCCCATATTTTTTTATACCTTGGATAGTAATCAAAATTATCTATCTTTCTACCTGCTGCATCTACAGCTTCATTACCTTTAGCAGCTTTAATAGAGCTATAACCTTTTACTTTTGCCCATCTAAGTTCTACTGTATCGCCATTAGCAAACTTAGCATTTAATGCAGAAAACTGTTTACCAAAGTCATCACCAGCAGTTGATATTTCAAATCCATCTTCTGCAAATCTTGCCCAACCAGCAGAAGTATTACCAGTACCAGGAGCATCATTAATTCTTGCAGCTAAATCTTCTTCAGCACTTCTAATTAATTTTCTTACTCCACCTACTTCTCTTTTTTTAATACCAGCTCTAGATGCTATATTTTCTACCATCTTTAAAGCTTCACTCATATCTAACTGTAAAGATAAAACATCATTACCAAAATTATCTAGTACATCTAACTTCTGACCTTGAAACCATTCTTCACCAAATGCAGTTCTAAAATATTTTCTTGTTTCATCAACAGAAGTCATAAACTTCCTAATGCCTTTAACTAATTCTTTAGGTAAATCTAAAGCTTCAAACTTTTGTTCTATGTGTGGTAATACACCACCTTCTCCGCCAAGTATATCTAATACATAAACAACTTTAGATAAGTTAGCAGGTCTTGGGTCTGCACCACCTTGTATAGCAATAGTTTGTAATACTTCATCATCAATACCATCTGCTAGTTTATCTAAAGCTTTCCAAGCAACTTCATTATCTACTTTGGCAAACTTCATCCAGTCTTTTAGTTCAAAGAAAGTTTGATTTAAATCATTAGCGTGTAATTTTGGTGTAGGAAATTGTTGAAATAATCTACCCCATTTGCTATCTTGATTTTTTAATTTAATAGCAGTTTTAAAACCTAGTCCAGAAACATCTGGACCATAAAATGCTTTAGCTGCTGTTCTTGAAAATTTACCTTTAAAAACTAAAGAGTTATTATCTAATCTTGTTTTAAATCTTATATTGTCATCAATAGCATTAATTAATAATCCTTTAACATCTTCTGTGTTAGTTGTATCTCTAAGCTTTTTAAGTATTGATGCACCATCTTCTAATTGTCTAAACTGACCTTTAGTAATAATATCTATGTCATCATAGTTATCTGCTTTAGCAATTATGTCTGCTATATCTGTACCAACTCTACCTTGAAAAAATTGTTTAGCTGTAGGTTGATGAACAGTAGCTCTAACAGCTTTATTAATAATACCTGCTTGACTTGTAGCAGTCTTATTAAATGTTCTAGCAGCTTTACCTGCTTTAGATAAGCCTATACCTACATAAGTTGAAGGGTCAGTAAATATTGTATATGCACCATCAATAAGACCTGACATAAATTTAAATGCTCTAGAACCTGGTTCAAATATTTCTACTGCTGCAACACGACCAGGAGATAATTTAACTGTACCTCTTCTACCAGAGTAAGATAATGCAGCTCTTTCTCTATCATCTATAGTTGCTTGTGATAAAGGCTTTCCATAATAATCTTGTATTATTTCTTTAACTTGCTCTGCATCTGCACCTCTACCAACAAGTTCTTTATATACTTCTGTATCTTCAGCTAATGTAGAGTTACCAAAATAACCTTCACCTAAGTTAACTTTGTTACCTTTAGCAAACTCTCTAACAGCTCTACCAGCTAATGTAGGTCCTGTTTCTTCAAATACATTTTTAAGTTCTGTATAAAAATCTGGATTTAATGTAGCTGCTAATGTACCTATACCAGTAAAGTACAATAAAGGATTTTGTTGTTTCTTTGAATAGTAACGCATACCTGCAGTACCATATCTTTTAACAAATTGACTAGCAGATTCCATTCCAACAAATGCAGTTCTAATTGCACCTCTACCTGCTGCTTTAATACTTTCCCACCAACTTCTTTCTTTATCCATAAAGGATTCAATAATAGAAGTAAACTCTGGACTTTCTTTAGTAAGACCAACCATAGCTGCACCAACTTGTACATCAGGTGGTAAAAATCCATATTGTTGAGAAATACCAGCTAAGTTATCAGCAATATTATTTTGAGCAAAAAAGTTTCTTAATTCTTGTGCTTGTTGTTTTCTTTGTTTTACAAAATCGCTATCTAAAGCATCTTGATAGGGTGATGTAAAACTCCACTCCCACGCCATTCCTACGCTCCATCATCCATCAATGCTAAAATATCTGGACTAGGTAATACTGCGTACATTTGTCTTAATATAAAGTTTCTATCCATTTGCATACCCTGACCAAATTTATTTAAGTTGTTAGCTGTAACAGATTCCATAGGTCTTTCAGTAGGTCTATTTAAAGGTAACATATCTATTCTTGGTGGAGTAGGAGCAGCTTGTTCTACAGGTTGAGGTTGCACCATATCTTGTTCTTGTACAAACATTTCAGCAGCTCTTTGCTGTTCTTCTAATTCTACACCTTCACCATATGATTCAGATAAATATCTTCTTTTAATTCCTCTAGCCATTTTCTTCATCTCCATATTCAAAATCATCAGGAACAATCAATATATCAATTCTTCCTACCATTGGTATAAAAGCAACTGTCATAATGTCTATTACTTTTTCTATATCGAAAATAACTGGTTTCTTTTTTAATTTATTAGAACTCTCTTCCCACATAGGTTGTTCTTCAACTGAATAATTTTGTGCAATTATTTTTGCAAACTCTTGATTTATATCAGGCATTATACTCCTCCTAACAATGCTGCTAGGTTAGGAGGTCCTTGTGGAGCTTGTTGTGCTTGTTGTTGTGCGGCTTGTAACATCATTTGCTCCTCAGGACTTGGCTCTTCACCTTGAGCTGTAAAATACTTCTCTAATATTCTACCCATATTTTTAGGATTGTTGTAGATTTCTACAACAGCCATCCTCGCACCTTTATCTCCTTGTTCAGTATTTCTTAGCAACATCTGGTATAATATTTCTTCGGTTCTTTGTTTAACAATACGCTCATTAATTTGACTTAGATTTTCTAAACCATCCATTTCTTGTTGCATAGTTTCTTTATCTATGATACCCGCTTGTACTAATTGCAAACCTGTAATAATTTTGTTTGGTGCATCAAAAGAAGCCATAGCACCATATTTTCTTCTTGTAATATAGTTTTGGTCTATATCAGATGAAGGTGTGTAACTTTCAGAAAATGAAGCACCTTTGTAAGTTCCAGATATTGGTTTTCTGTTATTAGAAAATAATACTTCATCTAGTTCTAATCTTTTTGAATCTATTTCTTGTAAAGCATATTCTAGTATTGTGTGATACTCTCCAACCATAGCACCAACACCTGACTCAAGTTCTTCCAGTCCTCTACCAGTTACAAATGAGTTTGGAGATATAGCATCATCTTGTACTGGATAACCAGCAACAACTCTTAATTGTCTTTCTAATCTACCTACAGCTTCAAATAACTGATATGGTAAGTTAGTTGTTGGTTTGACTACTTGTGAACCAGGTGTCAAATAGTTTATAGCATTTCTACCTTTTCTATATTGACCTGATTCAATCTCACCTACAATGTTTGTTTCTGTAAATACAGCATCTTCCATAGCAATAACAGACAAAATATTTATCTTTGCCATAGAAGCCATAAGACCTATGACTTGGTCAAACTGTCCTTGTAATCTATCAAAACTAAATCTTTTAGCAATAACAAATGCTGGACCTGATTTAAGTGGATTAGGTACAAAGTCTACAATTTTCTTAGAAGCAATATGCATAACATATGTACCTTCTTCGTTCATATATTCAAGTACAACATCTCCATTTTCATCAGAGTTTTCCCAACTACCATCATCTCCGATATTTAAGTTATAACTATTGTAAGATGTACTATCTTTTTTATCTTGAGCATCAAACCAACTTCTTAGTTCTGGGTACATCTTTATTAAGTTTCTAACTGGAATTTTTTGTATGATTGCTAATTCACTTGGAGTTTGTGAATTTCCAAAATATCCTGGGAAGCAATCATACGGATTTCTTAGTTCTGCAGTTGGATAATAATTACCATTCATATCTTTTTTGGTAGTAATAACCCATACAGCAAATCCATAACCTGGTAACCATCTAGCGACTTGTGGCAACTGTTTTTCTAATTCTTGAACTCTATCGTAAGCTGTAATAATTCTTTCTAGCTTATCTTTTTTAACTTTATTTCTTTGCGAATCTCTTGAGTTGGTAATGTGTACATCTAATGTAGGAACTTTACCAATCTTTTGAGATAACCTATCTAATGCAGACAATAACAAGTTAGGTGCTGGAATAGTATATGCTTCATTAGCATCTAATCCAGGTCCTAGTAATTGTCTAATACCATCTTCTCCACCATTTATAATTGCTCTAAATCTTGCTCTATCAATAAGCACATCATCGTGCATTCTTTTTAGATAAGAGGCTCTATCAATAATCTCTTCAGGTTTCATTTATCTCCAAGGTATTTCATTCCATTCTACACTATTATAACCTTCAAAGCTAGGAGTGTAGTCAATTCCCATATCAGCATAAGTTAACTTTGTCAAGGTTCTAATTACTTTCATTGGAAACCAACTTGCCATTACTATGTCACTCTTGTAACCTTTACCTCCACTTCCTTTAGAAGCAAAGTAAATAAGCTGTTTAGTATATAGTGTAGTTTTTGTTTGAGCTTCTCCATCAGCAAAAGGTAAACTAATCATTTGTTCATTAAACATAGGTGCTAATGATGTAACACCAAATCTTTCATCCCATTTGTTTTTATGAGTTTCGTGTCCTTCTAGTTTTATACCTTGAACATTACAATACTGTTTAATTGTTTTATCTTGTCTAATAGCTTTTTGAAATCCATTCTCTTCAATAACCCAATGAAAACAACCATACATTTCCCACCATCTCCGTATTAATTCAAAAGCTTCGTCTAATCCACCACCTAAATGATTATCTAAATCTACCATTGTCATTTTAATTTCACCTGAATGTGTTTCAACAGCCCATAAGAAACCAGCTTGATAACCTGTAGCTGCTGGGTCTAACCCTGCAACTAAGTAACTACCACTAGGTATTGTGCCTAAAGACATATTAGGTTCATAACATTTTTCTATTTGCTCTGGATTAAACAATCTTGCAGCATTACTAAATGCTTTATTTAGATATACCATTTCAAAATTCTTTAAACCACCTGTAGTCATAGAATCACGCTTTCTATTCATTAACCATTTAAAAGTTCTTTTATCTGACCACAACATACAATCAATATGTTCTTCTTCGTTAATTTCAGGTATTGTACACATTGAATCGTGTGCTTCTTCAACTATAGTTTCCCAAGCTTCATTATCTAATAAAGCAGAATATAAATCATCAGGGTGCTGTCTTGAACCAATAATAACCATAGCTGTATGTTCCTCTTTACGAGAACCTAAAGTTGTAGTCCACCAGTTTTTAGTATTTGCTCTAGATGCTGGTTGCATAGTAGAGCTATGGTCCTCAATGTCGTCTGCAATAATAATATCGCAGTCACGAGAAAGTATCTTACCACCTCTACCAATTCCTACCATTGTAGGAGATTTAATACCTGATACAGTTCTAGTAGATACAGTAAATCCATTTTGTGACCAAGACTTACCAGCTCTAGTTGCTGGTTTAAAAGAACCACCTGGTCCACAGAAATCTTCTTTTAACTTTTCATTATTTTCTAAAGTATCTATTACAGAACTAACAGCATTCTTAGCAATATCTTCGTTACCACCTACCCAAAGTATTCTTATGTTTGCATTTCTACAAATAAGCCATACAACAAAATGAATTAATAATTCTGTTTTGCCGTGTCGTGGTGGAGATAAAATCATTTGTTGTCCACCATTAAGTAATGCTTTATTAATTGATTTAATCCAATTATCGTGAAAGTTTGCTGTTTGAAAAGGTATGCCTTGTTCAGTAAGAAAATATCTATCCCTGAAGTTTTTAAAATCACTTAATGATTGTTTAGCATCATCAGATACTTCCCAGTTTTCTGCCTGTATATCTTTTTCTAAATCTTCTCTATATGCAGCTAACATTCTAGCTATGTGACCTGTGGTGCAACCAAGAGCATTAGCAACATCTTGTCTAGTTATTTCTTCTCTAATTAAATCTAAAGCATAACCTTCGTTTCTAAATTTTTCATATAATGCACCACGCCTAGTAGTTGCAGATTTAGGTTGATTAATTTCTTTTTTTGTTAATTCGTAGGTTTCGCCTTTTTTCTTAGCTCTGTGTATTCTTTGAGATATTCTTTTATAACAAGTATCACTACAATATTTAGTTTTATTTTCTGGTAATGGTGTATCGCAATCTGGTGCAATACAAATTATATTTCTTACCATTTTACTCTATCAGCCCAGTAGGCTGCAGACATCTTACCCTTCTTAATATTTTTTTGGTGTCTAGCTTTAAAAGATTTTCTTCTAGCTTTTTCTTTAGCAGAGCTAGGATTTTTACCAGCACCAGATACACCTTGTTGTCCAAATCTAATTAACTTCATCTTATGTCCTTCTTGTGCTAAAACAATGTGTGATTTAGTAGGATGTTTAGGTGTACGCTTGGCTTTATTAACTCCAGACAATCCGTGCTTTTTTAATAATGATGCTTTGCGTTTTTCGTGTGCCATTACTTTTTAAAACCTCTCAATGTTTTTGCAAGTCTAGCTTGTTTAACAGTTCTAGCATCATACTTCTCAGGATTTTTTAAAACCTTAGATTGAAATTGTTTTGTAGTCATACCACGCTTTTTAGCTTTAGCAGTAAAAGCACCAGGTCTTTTTATAGCTGATTGTATCCATTTTTTATTAGCCATTACTTCCAACCTTTTTTCATAGCAGCATATGCTTTCTTAGAAATAGTAGAATTTTTTTTGGAACGAGAAGTTCCAGCTTTTTTTCTTTTGTTGATATTTCCAACTAAACTATTCTTTTTTTTCGTTGCCACTTAATAACTCCATATTGTGGTTATAGTCAATAACAAATTTTTCTACTAATGCATCTATCTTTGATACATTAGGTTTCTTATTAATAATTATACTACCACACGCATCTGATAAATCCATCGCCCACTCTTTTAATAATTGTGGGTTAGAAAATATATTCCTCCCTGTTTTAATTTTCTTAGCCATTAGAGTTTTTTATACTTACTCTTCTTCTTCGGCTTGTAAGCTTTTTTCATACCTTTTTTGTCTATAGGCATATTTTCTCCTAACAATTTTGTTGTAATGTATACAACCTAGATTAACACAAATTCTTTTTTTATTTTTAATTTCTGTCAACTTACCACAATGTTGACAACTTATATTTTCCGCCATTATATAATTTTAATATGCCAAAGGTTACAGATAAAGAACTCAACAAAAAAGCTAGAGATATAGCTTTACAAATAGAACAATTAATGGCAGTAGTAGATTTTAAATATAACAGACATCAGCGTTGTTTAGTTTGTAATAATAAATATAGACATCACATTGATGAACTTCCCTGTATTTCAGATAAAAAGAAAAAACAAATTATCCGTAAAGATAAATGGGGTAATATAGAATACAGGGGTTAGATAGGTTTTCCTCCTTTTACCTAACTAGGATGGCGGAAACGCCATCCACCCCTTTTACAACTTCATCTACTATATTCCAATCGATTTGTAGCTTATGCACGACCCCAGTTTCCATTACGACCTCTTGAGGCACTATTAAAGTGCGTGAGAAAAAATTTTTATTTTGAGCTTCTACAATTCTATATTGTGTCATCCAATCTAAGATGTATGGGTTTATCTCGCTTGGATTCCAGTAAAGGACACGAGTGGTTGGGAAAATCCAGTAGAATAAATAATCTGGAAATGTTTTCATAGCTGCCCCTATAGTCTTTTTGTTTTCGTGTACTATCTGTATTTCAAATGCTACATTACCTGTATTGTGTGCCTGAGTGTCTGTTTTAACTTCTATATATTTATAATTAAGATGACCATCAACTACAAATAAATCAGCCCCTAACCTTTGTTCATCACCTTTAGCTGGTCTGCATATATATAAACTCTTACCATCCTTCTCTTTTGATTGATAATATTTTTTAATTAAGTTTTCTCCTAATTGACCAACTTCTAGTTGCTCTTGGAAATCAAACATTTTACCTCCTGTAACTTGTAATAAAATCAGTATAGCACTATAGTGATTTTAACAAATAGTTTTTTACAACTATGAAGTTACAGGTAAGAGCTATCGGACGGCAAAAAGCTGACTGCATCTTACAAGATGGACTGGGATTACCACAAAGTCAGTACCCAAGGACTTCAGAAAGTAAGAAATTCAAACTTTTTTTTTATGCGTAGCATATATGTCCGCTATGCGAGAAAAGACCCCAACCCAATCGTACAATAAAAATAAGTTTTTTTAACTTACTTTTATTCATTAAGTATGCTAAAATACTACATTAGGAAGTTAGTTACTTATGTGGGTGTTCTATACTGTAACCTGTAACTTACTCTAGCAATAGAGTTTCACTACACCTCATAGGATAGCTAACTTCCTTTTTTTTAGTGTAGAGAAAATTGCCAGTAATTATTGGATATGTTACATAATTAACACCCCCCACCCTCCGGTTAACACTCGCCGTGAACACAGGACTGTTGCTTTAAATTACTACTGTTAAAGGTTTCAGAACACTATACCCATTGAGGGTATATTGGAACATTTGCTTATCTATACAATCACTATGTCGTTTTATGTCGTACAAACAGACGCCTTTGCATTGAAACGATACACACTCTCTACATAGTTCGCTCAAATATAGAGTAGGTTAATTCTAACTGCGAACAATCTATTCCCGCCCACCACCCCGCCACACACACTATACCGGATTGCAGACATAACTATCTCATTAACTTAATTCTAATTGTCTGCAAAAGAAGAGTTCATATTTGCGTTATAGCATACTAGTAAAATCAAATTCCTTTAGACGCTGGGTTCGTAAACTCACTACGCTTAGATTAAAGGCGGTTTGATTTGACAAGCACGCTCGACTTGTTTTATGTAACTCTTTAAGTTTTTTATTAGAGAGTTATATTAAGTTAAGCTATATATAGAAAGGAAAATTATGGCTAATTCAAATTGGGTTAAACAACCTAAGTTCTATCTAGGACAAGCATTTGCTAATACACCATTTTTCGGTGTTAAGTTACTAGACAAGAACGATAAATTCACATACCACATTGGTACAAGAACAAAAGCTGGACTTCCAGATATGAATACTGTTCAACAATTACCAAGTGGTAGTTATCCAGCCCTTATGCAATTTATGGACATATTGACTAATTGTCCTCAAATTCTTAAAAAAGGAGAATATAAAATCAATGCTAAAGGACAACTTCCAAAAGCATTATTAGACGCATTAGGTACAGATAAAATATCTAAAGCAACTAATAACAAAGTTGGAACTTTAGCCCAACAAAAAGAAATCCAAAAAGGTTGGAACGAAAACAAAACTAAAGCTAAATCTACATATCGTAGAAAGTAAAAAAATTCGGCGTGTCGCTTAGGCGACACGCTGTTTTGCAAGGCAAAACAGAAAGGTTAAATATTATGATGACTATCACTTTTAATGTAATAAAAGAAACAGGAACAGACTTGTTCTCTTATATACAACACCAAAATGATTACTCAATTACAGGAACTCTTAAAGAGATTAATGATAAAGTTATATCTCTTTCTAAAGATAATGTTTACTTAGAGCCATCATATCTACATTGGAAAGGTTTCTCAGTAAATCTAAATACTAGAGATAACGACATAGCAGAAACCATACAGTTAATTGATAGATTACCAGACTTAACACAAGTCTAAATAATTCGTAGTTAGGTAGGTGTTCCCCTTGCATCTACCTTTCTACATAAAAAAATTTGTCGCCCCAAAAGCCCCGACACCCCACCCCATATAATCCCACCCACCAACCCCAACAACGCCCATATAAACAAACATACTAGATAAAGGAACGATGGTCTGATACCCAAAGATATTCTATGTACACCAGAGTGACCCACACATTAATAACATAAAGAAAAAATAATATAAAAGTCTATAAGCATAAGTAAAGCAAAAAAAATTTAACATAATATATGCATAGATATGCATTCAAAGATATACGAAATTGTCAAGTCATTCTATATAAATAAGAAAATTCGCAAAAAATTTTCGCAGTCGCAAAATAATTTTGTCGCCAAAATTTTGTCGGCTATATGCATTATTGCATATATATTAGAAAGGAAAGTTATGTCAAAACAATATAGAAAGCCTAGTGTTCCTCGCACTAAGAGAACACTTGTCGGTTATGATAAGCTCAATGATGTGCCTTTAGTAATCGACACCAACATACCAGATTTGTCTGGTACTAGAGAGCCACAACAGAATATACCAGATGGAGATAAGTACCTATGGACTTGTCGCTTTTGTCAAGCTACTACAAAGGTAGGTCGTAAAGTATGTTCCCTATGTAATAGAGATGCTGATACTGTAATCAAGATTGCAGATAAAGTAGATGAATACACAGAGCATAAAGAAAACTGCGATTGTTGTACCTGTGATGTATTAGAGATTACTGATGATGAGATTACATTAACCTACGATTGTAACTGTATCTGTATATACGAACCACAGAATATAGAAAGCGTTAGAGATGGACAATGGAAACCAAGTAATCGATATGACACTTATGTAATAGAAGTTAATGAGCCTAAGTGTATAGAGTGTTTCATTATTCTACCTATAGAGTTTGTTACAAATGGTTTAAGAAAGTGTGAGAGCTGTAGAAAATAATTTTATTAGGTAGCATATGGGTTTTAATACAGGCAGTCATAAGCCTCCTTTCGTTCCCTGTATGCTACTTAATACCTACACATATATGCCGTGTTCTAAAGTATAAGTTCATTGTTATCGGTAGTGTAGGTATTTAATAAAGCTATCTATAAGCAACTGTTCAAAGTAAATCCCTTGAGGTTGCGAGATAGGTAGCTTGTAACACATAGGAACGCATAAGGTTGGAAACTCTATGCATAGGACTAGAGATATGAAATACCATATAAACAATGTAATTCCAGTTTGGTACGCTAACTATGTGTTACAAGCTATCTATTAGTAAGAGTGTATATTGTTTGTACCCTGTTGATACACGACTGAAAGTAGGTAGCTTGTAGCACATAGGACATAAAGATATAGTAATATATCACCCGAGCAAGGTCGGCAGGGTAACCAAGACCATTGACTGTGTGTTACAAGCTATCTATATAGAAAGGAATATATGATGGATATGTTATGTGATATGTGCCGTAAAGGTAATTATATCCGTTTATTGATAGAAGCTAATGTTAAATCCTCTGTATATCACAGAGTGATGTGTTCATTTTGCAAATATCAAACAGTAAAGAGAAGCAATATAAAGAGAGATGAAAGGAGATTACTCTAATGGGTAAATCGTTTGGTAAAAGTCCTGAAGAAAGACAGGAATATTTAAAAGAACTACAAGATATGGGTCTGCAAGATATGAGATATTATTTTCCAAATCCTATGCAAACATACTTTGGTTTTGGTGCTACAACAGTAGACAATGAAAAAGAAACTGTAGAAACTAACAAAGTTTATATTGAAGCTATGAATCCAGTTATAGCGATAGCTACTTTCTGGGAAAGTTTCTGGCAACAAGCTTTGGTAAATGTAATAGAAACTTACTGTAGCACTATAGAACAAGCATTACAAGAGAAATACTCTGGTAATGATATACCAATGGAAGATATAGTTAATTTATTAAATTTATTAAAAGATGAAGATACTTATAAAAAAGCTATTCAAACTGTGTATAGTAGTGTTCCTGACATTATGTCAATAGGCAGTCCTTATATAGTAAATAATGCTGTAGTCAAATCAGAAAAAGAAATGAGTGCAGAGTTTAAACAAACTGTTGATGACTTATTAGCAGATGTATTTAAAGATGTACCAAATAATGAGGAGGAATAATGCCGACATATAAAATACTTGTAAGGTTTGATGCAGAAGATTGGGATGACGCTGTTAGCGTTGTAGAAAATATGTATATAAAAGATTGGATATCAGAAATGGAAGAAGAAAATGGCTGTTAAAACCATAGAAGAAATAGGTTCTTTAGATGGGTATGTACATTGTAAAACTTGTTTAGAAGAAACTTATGATAAACCATATACACAAATCATAGAGGTTGGTGTAAAGACTGATACTGATAATGATAAACAATATGTGTATGTGAATTGTAAAAAGCACAGGCTCAATATAACTAGGTTTGAAATAGTACCTGTTGATTGTAGTTGTGATAGTTGTGAAAATAAAGGAGAGTAATGAGTGAACAACTAATTAAATTAGAAAACCAAATAAAAAATATAAATAAAAAACTAAGTCTAATGGCTAGTGTTCAAATGTTATTAGTTGCACATATAGGAGATAATGATAAAGAGTTTCAAAATTCATTTGTTGCTACTTGTTTAGCTAAAGATGATATAAGAAATTCTTTTACAGATTTTATATTTGAAACTGGTAGTGATTTACAAAAGTCTATGATACAAGAACTTAATTTAAAGATTGAAGATATTAAAGGAAAGAAAGATAATGAGTGAAGTTTACGAAATAGAAAATCCAACTAATGACAATGTAAATTACTTAACTGTAGATTTTGCATTTAGAAATTCTGTTAAGAAACATACTGCTATTGAACAAATAAATAAGTTAGTTTCGTTAGCTGATAATAACCCTGATATATCATTTATCAGTCATAAACCTACTTACTGGGAAAAAAGCAAGTGGGCTGTAAAGGAGGACGAATAATGTATGGCGTAGTGAATACCATAGTAGAACTACCTATATTACATAGGGCTAATGATAGGCTAAAAAGAGAAGAATACTACAAAGAAAATGGTAGAAGTGATGTGTTCTTTGACACCTTAATTGATACAGGTATTGGAGATGATGAGTGGATTTGTGATTTCTGTAACCAACAGATACCCGTTACAAATGAATTTGATAGTAAACAGATACCAGTCTTTATTCACGGAAGCTATGCCTTATGTGATAGCTGTAAAAAAGAATACGAAGGTAAGTACCCAGAGGAATTTGTGGTCGTTCAAACTTGCCCTTGCTGTAAAGCAAGTAAAAAATTAGAGGAGGAATAAATGAGTAATAATGAAAACTTACTTCCAAGAAAAGTAGATAATATTGAAGCTATGTTCAATAGAAGTAGTTACTTTACAGAAGGAACATTATCATTATTAAAAACTAATCTTAATGATTGGTTTATCTTAGCTGAATATAAAGGAGATGAATACTTAAGTAAAGCTAATATCTATGATGCTTCATCTCGTTATTGGAAAGTTAAATTAAAGCGTACTCAAAATTTAGATATTGAATATAGAGTACAAAGAAGTAAAAGAAAACGACAAGCTATATTAGCAGCTCGTGTTATAGAAAAGGAGTAATAATGGTTAGTGGAATTGAAGGCTACCCTAAAGATGTAGAAGAAGCTACTGCTAGGTTAAAGAACTGTGCTATCACTATTCCAATACTAGCTTATTTAAATAAGCTATCTATTGAAAATGGTTACAACAGACAGATAAGAGAAGGGTTCTTAGATGAAACCATTGATGATAGTGATAAATATGATGACCACGATGATAGAGCAGACGCTAGATTTCCTGCGATTGTAATGTTGGCTATGCCTCATTATCACAAGAATGGAATACCTAGTGAATTGCATTATCGTTTAATGCTAGAAGTAATTGTTAAGAGTAAGTCTGGTAAAGACATAGGTAAAAAATACGCAACAGTATTTGTTGATATACCTGCTGAAGCATTTGGTATATTACCTAATATACCAAACATTACTTGGTTAAATCCATCTGCTAGTACAGATGATATGAACCAATTCTTAACAGAGTGGAACGAAGTTGATGAGGAAACTCTTAATGAAAACTTCATCAAAGATATAGAAAATATGTTGGGCAATAGTTCAACAGAGGAGGAATAAACTAATGAAAGAGAGTATATGCTGGGATTTGTTTAACGCAGTTATCGGTGCTACACCAAGAGTTTTGCTCTATGGTGTTCCGGGTACAGGTAAAACATATCAAGCTAACACAACTAATTTAGAGGGCAGAGAAAGTTACAATATCACATTGACACAAGACAGTAGTGCTAGTGAATTGTTAGGACATTATGTTCTTAATGAAACTGGTGGTATGGATTGGTTAGATGGTGTAGGTATTCAAGCTTGGAAAAGTGGTGCAAGACTTGTGATAAACGAGATTGACCACGCAGGTGTTGATGTAATGTCGTTCTTACACGCTTTACTAGATGACCCTGATTTTGCAAAATTTACTTTGCCTAACAAGAATAAAGAAACAGTAAGACCACAACCTAGCTTCCAAGTAATAGCTACTATGAACGGAGTACCAGAGGACTTACCAGAAGCTTTACAAGATAGATTTCCTGTAAAGATAAACATTGATACTGTACATCCTACTGCAATAGAAAGTTTGCCAGAAAAACTTCGTGCTGTATATGGTGATTACAACAATGGCGAGTTTTCTATTCGTAAGTGGATTGCTCTAGGTGAATTACTTGACCAAGATGTACCATTAGATACTGCATTGGAAGTTATCTTACCTACAGAGAAAGAGAATATAATTGACGCTTTAGTTGTAGCTGATGCTACTGATAAAGAATAATGCTGTTTGTTAAAAGAGCTAAGATTAAGGAAGCCAAAGAGTTTCCTAATCTAGCTTTACAAAAAGAAGGTGTAAAAACTAACAAAGTTAGTGAAGCTATAAGTGCAAAAAAGTATCTTAGTAAAGGTAATGTAGTTCCTGTTGTTATTAATAATAATGATAACGATAGAATAGAAAAACTTATTGCTTTAGCACAAACTAAATTGTTTGGTAGAAACACTAGGTATCTTAATCTAAGTAAAATTGATTTAAATTATGCGGTTCCTGTAGCAGAGAGAATTGCATCATCTTGGTCGGTTAGTAAGTGGGTTAATAGAGCTACTTGGAAAAGTAAGTTTAGTGGTGCTGAGTTAGTTAGTATTACTGAAAAACTACCTAAGATACCTACACATATTTTAAGAAAAGCTATTACTAGTTTAGTACAAGCTTATTACTTAAATGCACCTGTTGATAAGTTATATGAATTATTAATGCACACACTACCTTATTATACTTTTGGATATGATAGGTGGTATGGATATTACACATATCAGTGTAAATACATTAACAATCATATAGCTGAAAATGAAACAGAGCATTTTGATTTATTAACAACTTATGCTATGTATTCTAGTTGGGAAGAACACAATAACCCAAGTAGTTTTAACCTTAACGATGTATTACATATGCTAGTATATCAAGCTGTTAAATCTGAAATGCCTTTAGCTAATAAGTACCAAGTGTATCAAGATTACTTGTACATTATAAAAGATGTATCAAGTGTAATTAAGATGCAAAACCACGCTCTTGATGTATTGAAGAATAAAAGGAATGATACTGTTTCACAAGCTAATGTAAAAAAGATGATTAAGTATCTAACCTTTAATAACTTTAAAAATGTTAGAGAAATATATCATACTAAAACTGGTAGTAAATATGGACTTCTAGAACGAGGTACGCCTACTTCTAATAAGTTAGTTGAAGATATACCTGATGAATTACTTAGTAATAAGTTTAATATTCAATATGGTGAATTAACAGAAGTAGAAGAAAAAGATATTAATAAAGAAATGTCTGACTTTAAACCTATGGCTTTTCCTAGTTATATTAGTGATGATTTATCAACTAAGATAATGGAAGAAGCTAATAAAAACTTTCAGAAAAATATTATTGATATCAATGGTACTAGAGGTGTTCACGGCAAAGGATTAATGCACAAGTTTATTCCTAATAGAAGGGATAAAGTTGCTGAGATGAAACTACACAGACAGCTTAGTGATAGTGGTGTTAAACCTAGAAACATACACAGAATACTTACTGATAGAAAAGTATTTGCTCGTAGAAAAAAGATAGCAGGTGGCTCTGTTCTCATAGACTTTAGTGGTTCTATGGGTTGGAGTGTAGAACAGGTTAAAGAAATAATTAGAATACTACCTGCTTCTGTTATCGCTGGTTATACAGGATACACTACAAGTCGTTCTGTTAATAGTAAACTTTATCACGGAGATATTCGTATCATTGCTGATAAGGGTAAGTATGATGATAGTGCTATTGATAAGTTATTTAAACACGGCAATAACAACATTGATTATGAAGCTCTACAATGGCTCTCTCAACAAGAAGAACCAAGAATATGGGTAAGCGACCAACAAGTTATTGGTGTATTTGAAGATGATGTAGCTATTAGATTAAATCAAAAAAGCAGGGTTGATATTGCACGGATTATGAGCCGTAATAATATTATACCTATAGAAGATTATGAATATGCTAAAGAGTTTGCAACTCAATATGCTAATCATATAGGTTAATGTACATTAATCTATAGACAAGCTAAGTTGCTCTCTCTTAGCAATGTCTAGGGTGGGGTGTAGTTTTTTTAGTTTGGCTACACCCCCACCCCTTTTTTATTTTTATATATGCATATGCATATGCTTATAATTTTTTTATTTTTTCTTATGCATATGCATATGCTTATGGTATGATTATCGTATGAAAGATATAAAGATAGAATATAATGTAGATGACTTGCTCAATAAAGCAACGACTAATGCTATAGGTGGAACTGTATCTTGGTATAAAAGATTACCAGAACAAGCTAAACCTTTTATTGATGAGTTATCTCGCAGGGTTGTAAACGAGGGTGCGAAAGCTAACGCTCGTGTAGTATCAGAAATTCTATCCAATGAATTTAACTTTGATGTTTCATACTCAAGAGTTAGACATTGGTTAGTTGATTTAGAGAAACAGTATGCCGAAAAATCCAGCTAATAAACAACTAGCTACTCTCATAGCTGAAGCCGAAAGCGATAAGATTAAAGAACTTAAAGACACCAATGAGCGTCTATTAAAACAAATTGACAAGCTTAAGGATAAGAAAGCAGATATGATTGATGCAGTTTATAAAGGTGCTAAAGATGGTATGAGTACTCTAACAATTCCTAAAATAACAAAACCTAATCTAAACAAAGTCCGTAGTAAAGACACCGAGATATGCGTACCTTTGCTCTCTGATATACAGTTGGCGAAGAGAACCACAGACTATGACAGTTTTGTTGCAGAGGAAAGAGTAGTTGAATATGCAAATCGTATAGTCAAACTTACTAATATACAAAGACAGTCACACACAGTAAACAAATGTGTGGTACTTGCACTAGGAGATATAGTGGAAGGAGAATTAATTTTTCCAGGGCAGTCACATTTAATTGACAGTTCTTTGTATAAGCAAGTTACTGTAGATGGACCACGAATACTATTTACTTTCTTTAGTATTTTATTACAAGCATTTGATGAGGTAGAATGTTATTGGGTGATTGGTAATCACGGAGCATTAGGTGGTCGCTCAAGGCGTGACTACTCCCCTGAAACTAATGCAGATAGAATGTTAGGTAAAATACTATCGACTATGTTCGCTAACGAAAAGCGAATTAAATTTCACATTCCTGAAGGTGTTGATAACCATTGGTATGCAGTAGCAGACCTAGGTGTTAAAGCTAAGTTCCTATGTTTTCACGGAGATAATATTCGTGGAAGTATGGGATTACCTTTCTATGGTTACAGCAAAAAAATACTAGGGTGGAAAGCATTAGCTTCACAAGGGTTAATGGAAAATTTCACCCACGCAGTATGCGGACATTATCACACACCAACATCACTATATATTAATGATGTGCGTGTATGGATTAATGGCTCAACTGAAAGTTATAACAGTTATGCACAGGAACAATTAGCAAGTATGGGTAGACCATCACAATTTTGTTTGTTTGTGAAACCCAACAAAGGAGTTACTGCTGAATACCTTGTTAACCTTGAGGAGTGAAATGTCACACATTTGTTACAGTTGTGGTAAAGCTTTATTTGTAAAGTTAGGCTACTTAATATGTATCAATATAACTTGTAGATTGTTTAACAAGAAACAATTTACTAAAGACGAACAAGCAATACAATAAAACTTATAAAGGAGGATAATGGCAAAGTTCGATATTAACAGTTATGAAACTGTAGAAGACAGGCTCAAAAAGTTTTGGGCTGATAACCCTAATGGTAGGGTACAAACATACATCAACAAGATAAGTGAAGATGGAGAAATGGTTGTTGTTGGTTGTGATATATATAAAGATATAGAAGATGAATACCCTGTGTCAACAGGTTTCGCACAAGAATACAAAGGTCAAGGTGGCTTCGCAAATTCTGAAGCTTGGTTAGAAAACTGTGAAACATCTGCTATAGGTAGAGCGTTAGCTAACTGGAAGTATCAAGGTTCAGATAAGGCAAGACCTAGTCAAGAAGAAATGAAAAAAGTTTCATCATCAAAGCCATTGCCTAAAGAGAACAAAGCAGAAGTTAAGTCCACCGATTCCACTGAAGCTTCTGCTAGTTCTCCTATTAAAGAAATAGCCGATGCAGGTTATGGTAATAGAAGGCAAGATAAACATCCAGGCGGTGAATTAGCTATTGATGACACAGGACTTTTATGTCCTTGTGGTTCAAAAGTTAAGTACTATAAAGGAATTGAAAAAGCAAAAGCTACAAGTCCTGACTTTAGATGTACTGCTATGGGTCAATGTACTGCAGGAGATACAGTAGATGGTAAAGTATTTGCAAAGTCCTGGTGGATGGATAACAAAGCTACACCTGAGAGCTGGAAAGATTATGCTGCAGTTGCTAATGGTATGAAGATGCCTGAAATTAAATCAATGGATGACATTGATAATGATGCAGCACCATTCTAATGTCGCATCCAGTTCCTGGTCAAAACTATTTATGTGAAGAATGTGGAGAACATTTAACAGAAGAACCACATAATTGTAACTAAGCAAGAGCCGAGGTAGAAAGGATAACACCCTCGGCTTTGCTATTTATTATTTAGAAAGTTTTTTCTTAGCAAACTCTTTAACTACTACTAATGCAGCAGATGCACCTGATAGTGCAGCAAGTTGAATAGCATTTACATCTAATCCAACTAATGGTGCTACTGTTAATGCACCAAGAAATGCTTGAACAAAAGTCCAAAGAGTTTTTTCTAGTACTACTTTATATTCTTCACTCATTGTATTAATCTTCCTAACTTTAATTTAGTTTCAATGTTCTCTAGTTTAGCAATAATTGTATCTAATTTCTTCTGAATAAATTGTGGATGTATCATTTCTGGACCTGTTGCATTAGATAAATCTTCAGCAGTTATGTTAGTAGTACTCTTTAATAATGAAGTATCTACTTTATCCCATTCA